CATTTTGTTTCTCCCTTTGTTGATGATTAACATTACATAAGTTTTTTATGCCTGTCAATCACCAACTAGAAGTTTTTTATATTTAATTTAATGCAAATATCCAGGGTCTAAGCCCTTGTTTTTATTACATTTCAGTTCTGCCAAACACCTCTGCCATTATTTTTTTCACTTGTTCTTTGCGATCACCAGTAAACTTTACAAGCTCTTTTTCAGTTTTCTCGACACGAACACCACGCTCCGCAATCATGGCAGCAGCGCGAAGTGGCATCGTTTCCTCACGGCATCTTTTGTGGATCTCACCAATCGCAGGCTTGCGGTGACAGTTGGGGTTAAGCGCCGATAGCCACCAGCGGCAGGCATTCGATATAGCCCATGCAGGCTCATCCTTTAGCACGGCACGCCAATCCTCTGCGATAGCTTCCATCAGCTTGGCATCCATGTTGCTGACATAGAAGTGGCTTAGAAGGGTTGCAACGCGAGCCTGTAGCCATGAGTTGGGTGCTGGTGTTGATAGATCCGAGATAGCCAACCAAGTTTGCTCAACTTCATTCGGCGTGTCGCATTGCATTCCTCTGAAAGGCCGCAAAGAGGCTATCATGTGGGCTGCCTGCTCTGGTGTTGCGTGCCGCCCCGAACTTACGGGCGTTGCCGAGCCATGTTCTCCAAGCTGCGTTCCAGTCTTTGAATTTTGATCCACGGGCGAGGTGGTAATCACGGAATTTATCTGCTTCATTTTTGATCTCTCCATCAGTGAAATTTTTATCTTTAGCATCTGTTATGTTCTTCTCAGATGGAACCCAATCATCTGGAATTTGGCAAGCATATTTTTGCGCCTTCTCTAGTTCACTTCCAAGGTTAATACTTACAAGGTTAAGGGGGGGGCATTTTGCAACAGGGGCCTGTTGCGTTTTGCCACAGGGGCTGTTGTATTCTGCAACAGGCACCGCCACCATTTTTAAGCTATATTGAGTGCTGGTTTGTGATCCATTATCACGCAATCTTTTGACGCGCTCAATTAATCCTATAGCCTCAAGCAAAGCCAAATGGCGAACAATTGTCGTTTTGTTCATTTCGCATTCATCTTGAAGTTTTGACAAACTTGGAAAGCAAGCGCCTGTCTCGCCATTAAAGTGATCAGCAAGCCAATAAAGCACAATCTTAGTCGCAGGCTTTAAACCCTTTTGCTTCATTGCGAGCGCCGTCATGTAGTGTGACATATTCTCTCCTTTGTATTGCTTAAATCAGTCTATCATATTACCATAAGTCACGCCGTGTTTCTCCTCCTTTTCACGGCTAACTTGGACGGGTCGAGCGACTGCCATTGCTCCCCGTCCATTCTTTTCACATAAATAAATTATGCGGTCAAGTTATTTTTATGTTGAGTCCCATCGCCTGCGCCACGGCCACTCTAACATCAAAATCTCGCGTCCTCATACCCTTTACATCTTCAAAGATATGCTCGCCCTTTTCCGTATAGCTGAAATCAAACGTCAGCTTCATCTTTCGGCCAGTGCGCGTTTTGACAGGGCCAAGCTGGCCCATAAGCTCCACCTTGGCCTGCCGTTGTAGGTCGCTGATCTCGCCAGCCTGTTCAAGCAACTGTAACTCAGTCCAGCGGAATGCTTCTTTTTTGCTGTCAAACTTAATATCACCAATAATTGTTTTTTTGGCGTTATATTTATTCCGAGGGAATTTTACTGCCATTTGTGTGTATCTGCAAGAAATGGTGTTCTTGATGGGTTTAGGCTCTCAATAAGATCCGCAACCATTTCACCTTTTTGGTAAATACTATCTTTCCAATTGAAAGCATCCATTGGGCAATCAATCTCAGCTTTATCACATAGCATTTTAATTTCCCGATACCAGCTTGCAGGCATTGATTTAGATGTTAATGCCGCGACAATACTGTGAGCCGAAAAGCCAAAGTGCTTAGATATTACATCACGACCAATTGCGTCGATGATTTTTTTTGCTTTATTTACCATGTCTTATGTATCCAATTTTGTTTTATTAAAAATTCTATAAAAAAACTATTGCATGAATATTATGGACGTGCAATAACAATCTTATGCAAATCGAAGGAGAGAACGATGGCACAAGCATTCACATATAACGAAATTTATGCAACATTTGGTGCAGATGTTACCAAAGATGAAACAGGCACTTTTATTGAAGAAGTTGACCTGATTGAAGTTGAGATGTTCAACCGTATATGGACAAAAAAAGAGCTTTATGAGCGCTTTGGTAAAGAAGGCGCAGATGCGCTAATCACCCTCATTGAAGATACAATTGATCACGATGAGTGGGAGGAGTCTAGAGAATGAGCGCCATGATCATCCTTCCCGCACTCGTCATAGTCGTAGTAGTAGCCACAGCAATAATCGAAACATTTTGGGAGATAAAATAATGAAATTAATCGCAACAGCACTTGCCAAAGCACAGATGGAAATGGGCAAAGCTCTAAAGTCATCAAGCAATCCGCATTTCAAATCCAAATATGCGGATCTTGCGTCCGTTATGGATGCCTGTATGCCAGCGTTAAACGCACACGGTATCGCCGTTATTTCACCGACAGGCGAAGATGAATATGGCCGATTTGTTGAGACACGTTTTATCCACGGTGAAAGTGGTGAAGGTCTATCGTGCAGGGTGCCGCTACTTGTTTCAAAGAATGATATGCAAGGTTATGGATCTGCCGTCACCTATGGTCGCCGTTATGGGCTTATGAGCTTGGCAGGGATTGCCCCAGAGGACGATGATGGCAATGCAGCCGCCAAAGCTCCACCACAAGAAGAAGCTCCAAAGTTAATCACTGAGGATCAATTTCGTAAAATCAACGACATGATGTTTGACACCGAAACAGACGAAGAAAAGTTTTGTGCATACATGAAAGTTGAAACAATCGAAATGTTGAACCAAAAGCAATTTAAAGATGCGATGGTAATGCTTGAGCGCAAACTTAAAGCAATGCCCAAGAAAGACGCTGAATGATTGACTATGATGATCTGTTGTCGGCTGTCCCAGAGGATGCCGACAACGATGACATTGCCCATATGTTTGCAGCAATGTTGATTGGTTATGATGTGGATTTAATCGATTGCTCGCTGATAATGCTTATGTCGCTAACCTACCTGATGAAGCATTACGGCGTTGATGAAGTGAGGCACTAATGGAACAACGCACAGACGAATGGTTTAACGCACGGCTTGGATCTATCACGGCATCTCGCGTTGCAGATGTTTTGGCAAAAACAAAATCAGGGCCGAGCGCCAGCCGCGCAAATTACATGGCAGAGCTGATCTGCGAAAGATTGACTGGTGAACGTAGTGGAGGGTTTAATTCTGCCGCTATGCAGTGGGGTACAGATCAGGAGCCGCAAGCGCGTATGGCGTATGAGCTTGTAACGGGCCTCACAGTGGATGAAACAGGTTTTGTGCCACATCCTACCATAAAATGGTTTGGGGCCTCTCCTGACGGTCTGGTGGGCTCTGACGGCCTAATAGAGATCAAGTGTCCGAACACCGCAACGCACATCGACTATTTGCTTAGAGATGCTGTGCCAATGAAATACATTTATCAAATGCAAACGCAGATGATTTGCACGGGCAGGAAGTGGTGCGATTTTGTTAGCTTTGATCCGCGCCTATCCGCAAACCTTCAATTATTTATCAAGCGCGTTGATCATCGTGAATTACTGGCCAATGAAATTGAGGTTGAGGTTTCATTAATGCTGGCCGAGCTTGAAATCACACTTAAAGCTCTTGAGCAAATTGGTGATGAAAATGAAAAAACCTAGAATAAAAAGGGCCGACAATAAGCAGCGCAACCAAGAGATTGTTGATCTTAGAAAACAACTTTTATCGTATAAAGAAATCGCAAAACGTCTTAATATAACGACAAATGTTGTTAATCAAATTTTAAGACGCGCACGAGATGATGGTTCTATAAATCTGTTTAAACGCACAAATCCATATAAATACCTACTGTCAAAAGAAGGATTATTAAATAACAAGGTCGGTAGAATGTCAGAAATATGCAATGTTCTTGGAATTGATTGCATTAACTGGATCTTAAAATGCAAGCCAGATAACCTAAATTTTGCCGAGTTTGTTGGAGTTATGATAAAAGACGAATATTTAGAGGATCTTGACAGATGACACAAACAATTATTCTGCGAGGGCAATCTCAAAGAGACTTCGCAAAGCTGTTGATAGATAAAGCGCCAGATGATGCCGTTATCGCAATCAAACCTGCATCACGCAGCGGCGATCAAAACTCCAAGATGTGGGCTATGCTGTCGGATGTGAGTAGATCTAAGCCAAATGGCCTAGTGCATACCCCAGAGGTCTGGAAGGCGTTGTTTATGCACTCCTGTGGCCATCAGGTGCAGTTTGAAAATGGGTTGGACGGTGAGCCATTCCCGATTGGCTTTCAATCATCAAGATTAAATAAAGCTCAGATGGCAGAGCTTATTGAATGGATCTACGCATATGGCTCTCAAGGCGGTATCTTATGGTCAGAAAATTACGAGGGATAAAATGAAATACGGATGGGAGAACTACGCTAAATCCAAATATATTGAAGATGTAAGAGATCTGAATATATATAATGGCAGCAAGTACCAAATTGTTGGCGTTGTTTTGGCAAATGTGGAAAGCGTTGAAGCTTGCTATGTTTCTTTACTTGAAAAGCCAAAATGTATGAACGATGAAGTAGTGAATATAGATATTCTATCAGATGCTTGTGATGATCTTATGGATTTATATAGTCTGGTTTACCAACAATGTGGAATGAGGAAATACAAATGAGCAACTCGCAACAGATCCAAGCGTATATTGACCGCATCGAACATCAAGAGGCAATCTTGGATGACGAAAAAAACCTGTTGAAAGATATTTACAGCGAAATGAAATCTCAGGGCTATGAAATATCAATCATCAAAAGGATCATATCCTTGCGGAAAAAAACGGCAGATACACGGGCCGAGGAGCAGATGCTTTTAGAAACATATATGTCAGCCATAGGCATGGAATGAACTTAATGGGTAGGGGGCCTCTTGGCCTCAAACAGCCAAAGCCAAAGAAGGATAAAGCCTACATGGCAAAGGTGGCCGAGCTAGGGTGCGTGATCTGTAGTCGCCACCCCGTCGAGGTTCACCACTGTATTTGCGACAGATACTCGCAGCGCAAGGTGTCAGATACCGAGACAATTCCCCTTTGCTATTTATGCCATTCGGATCTACATTCAAACAAGGCCGCATGGCGCGATAAAAATGGCCCAGATTATGATTTTATTCCGATAGTGCGAAAGCTCATCGGTGAAGATACCTGATCCACTCTCTCCAAGCTTCGGATCAGGTTAGCGCGGTGATATTCTCTCCCAATGTCACCGCGCACCAATTTCAAAAGGAAAAGCAATGAACGACGAAATCAAAAATATTGTCCGTCAATTAAGACAACCACACCGCGTTCCAAATCCATTAGCGCTGTTTAAGATATGCGAAAAGGCCGCCGATATAATCGAAAGCCTTTCCGTTGAAGATAAATCACTTGAGATTGTCGGCATTAAGACCCGAAAAACGACCAAGTAAACCACCATATAACTCTGGCCTGCGAATTTGAGTTTTGCTAAGTGCAAGATCTTTAGTTGCTCGCTCTGTCAATCTTTTCATTGCAGCTTGTTGCGCTGCATTACCTTGAGGAAAAAGCAAATCTGACATTTGTGCCGCAACAGGTGATCCGACACCACGCATACGAGTTGTAAGAGCGCCACCAGCTTGACGCATAACTTCACCTTTGCCGCCCATCATCATTTGCAATAGATTACCGCTGTCAATGCCTTGCTCTGCGCCTTCAAGCATATTCCTATCAGTTGGTGATCCACCTAGAACACGGCGTTGCGTCAATACTTTGCTTGCCTCAAGTTTCATGTATTGCTCAAATTCAGCAAATTTCGCATCATCTTTGAATGCAGACTTTAGCGCCTCTCTGCGTTTTGGAGATCCAAATACACGCTTGACGTAATCTGTCGCATCCGTTCCAGACGTAATATCGCGGATTTTTGTAACCATACCAGTTTTAAGAGCTTCCATCTGGTCAGGGTTCATTTTTGCGGTTGCGCGTTTAAATTCTTGCGTTGACATTTTTTCATAAGATTGGCCAATGTCAAAAGATTTGCGCAAATCAGACATATCGGCAAACATTGCGTCTGCCTTTTTATATGCTGGATTATATTTATGCAAAAGATCTTTAAATTGATTTTTTGCTTCAATAATGTCTTTGCCGCGATCTGATACTTTGCCAGTGATTTTATCAGTTTCACTGTTAACTAGACGATCTAGACCTTGTTTGATTTTTTGCAAATATGCAGATGGAACCACATCGCCAGATAAAACTTTATCCAGATCTGGAATAGCCTCATCACCAACAATATCGGCCCTGCTTTGAATTGATTGGAATGCTTCTTTAAAGATATTACGATTGCCAAATTTTCTAAATGGTTCAGTCGGCAAATCTATATTGCCTTGCTCATAAAGCGGTTTAAATTTTGTTTGTGCAGTTTCATAGATATTGTCTAAATAATCCAAACCAAATGCGCCTTCTGCACCCAATTTTTGAGCGGCAACATCACCAATATTTTCGCCTTGAGCAATACTGCGCTCTGTAAGCGTATCTAAAATGCTAGTCCTGCGATCTGAAGGAACCGCCTGCGAAACATATGCAGCACCGCGAGTTGCTTCACCAAGGTCGGCAGGCATAATTTCAGATCCAGCCGCACGGGCCTGTTGCATACGGGCAAGAGCTTGATCTGGATTTAAACCTTCGCTCTCAAGTGATTTTAAAACCCTTCTCTCTGCAAGCTGTGATGCTCGATTGGCACCAGTCAATCCAAGTCCGTCAAATATGCTTGACCCAACCTGACCTACTGCACCAGCAACCACGGGCGCAGCGCCGCCCAACGCTCCACCAAGCAATGCACCTTTAGTCGCAGATCCAACACGGTTTGAGAACCCACCCTCGCCAACGCCAAATCCAGCTATGCCACCCTCTGCTGCGCCAACGGCTGCACCGCGTCCCATCATGCCCCCAAGACCAAGCGCAGTCTTACCAGCTTTAGCGCCCAGCGTTGCAAGCCTTGTTGCCCCAGCAAATGGAATAAACGCGGTAGCAAGCGCACCACCAAGTTCTGCTGCCATTGCTGTCTTTGGGTTTTGTTTGCCGTATAAAGCAATATCCTTGCGAATCTCGCCAAGGATTTCTTCCTGATCTCTGTCAGAAAACGCGGATCTCACATATGCCTCTGCTTCATCACCAAAACCAAGCATTGCGCCTTGTGCAAGAGTTCTTGCAAAGTTACCAAGGCCAGATGCGTCTTTTTCTTTTTTTGGTTCGCCCTGATATTGAGCATCCCAAGGCGAAGATGATGCGACAGAATAATCTGCTTCCCAAGGGTTTGCCATTTTTAAATTTTCTCCCAGCTAGATTTTGAATTTACATCTCCACCCTTAAAACGATGTCCATCTACAACATCACCAACTTTTGGCATTGGCCTAGCATTGGTAGACGTTCCAGATGATCCAGAACCTTGTTTTTTCAAAGCATCTAGAGTTGGTAGTAATTTTTGATAAATTTTGACTGTATTTTCAAAGGCAACTTTTGGTGCATTCTCAACATCAAGTTGACCAGAAAGATTCCCTAAAACTTTCATATCACTATCAGATAAAGTTCCAAGCGTAATACCAGCGGCAACAATTTCGCTTAAATTTTCAAAAGTCATAATTGCGCCTAATTGCTCTGCTTTGGCTTTGTAAGTTAGATAATTTTGATCAGCCATTGAATTTGGAACAATGGTTCTATTCCAAAAGAAAGTGTCGCCTTTTTTACCTTCTTTTAAAGCATCATCAACTTCATCTGGGTTTACTTCCAAAGCTGCGGCCAAAGCAGATCTTGCCACATCAACAGCATTTTCAGTTTTGGCAATTTTACCAATACGTTCCTGTTCTTTTGCAGTTTCAGCGCCCGTGGATGCTTTTAATTCATCGCGTTGATCCGTTAAGCTTGCAAGTTTTGCAGTGTATTCATTTGACAAGCCTGCCGACATATAAGCGCCCATTTGACCGCGCAACTTATTAATTTGATCATCTAAAGATCCAGAAATTGTTGCTTGTGGTGCATCACCACCCATAGGTGCAGTTTGTTGACCCGCAGCAATTGCAGTTGCGTCAACAGGTGCGCCCAAAAGCAAAGCATCCATCATTGCTTGTCTTTGGCTTTCCTTGGCAAGTTCCGCTTCAGCAGCGCGAGCTTTACGCGATTGATCTTGCTGTTCGTTTATGGCCTGCATAGTTCGGGCAAACGATGTGCCTTCTTGACCGCCCTGCAAAGCCATGCCAGCGTCCTTTAGAGCGCCGAAAGCGAGCATCAAGCGCTGGCTCTTGCTCAAGCTTCCCATTGGGTCATTAGAGACTTGTTGTGTAGGTGTATTTTCCATCTTATTGCCCCCAAGGACTTTAGAAACATAGTTCTGCGTTTCAGCAAATGGCGGAATGCCGTTGTATTTCTCCACATTAGATGGCCCAGCGTTATATGCAGCCAAAGCTAATTTTGGATCTTTAAAGCGCTCAAGCATCTGTCTCAGATACATAGCGCCGCCTTTTAAGTTCTGCGCTGGATCACTTGGATCAACGCCTAATTCAGCCGCAGTTGCAGGCATAAGCTGCGCATAACCCATAGCGCCCTTTGGGCTAACGGCATTAGCATTGCCGCTACTCTCTGCCATGATAAGACTGCGATACAGCGCAGGGTCAATACCTTGCTCCTGTGCGGCCTGTCTGATCATTGCATCAAGGTCAGGTGAAGCCATTATCTAGCCCCTAGCGAAGCTACTTGAGCAGGGCTGCCAAACATTCCAAATGATGCGCCAGCCTGACCCAGAGAGCCAAGAGTTGACAGGACATTCGAGCCGCCACTTGTAGTCTGATTTGAAGATCCAGAGGTGTTGACAGTGCCTAGACCCCCAGGAATTGCACCTCCACCAGCGAGCAAAGCATTGAGTTGTTGCAACGGATGTGCCTGTGCGCGATCAAATTCGGCCATGTCAGCTTGCAGTTGAGCTTGCTCTATAGACCGCGCGACTTGACCAGCCCCTAGCTGCCCTTGGAAGCCCTGCATGAGGGCTTGATTGCCTGCGGTGGTGGTATCTGCCAAGCTGCCTGCCGCCTGCCCTCTACCAGCCAATTGAGCCATTGTCTGGGCCTGTGCCTTATCGTAGCCCTGAGACATAAGATCCGCCATTGTTTGCAGATAGCCTGTTTCAAACGCACCCTGTCTCGCACCCTGATACACATCTGCGCGACTGCCGCCAAATGCATTGGATTTCGAGATCATTTCATTCTCTTGCAGCCGCTGTTGCGCCCGTAAGTTTTGCTGTGCCGTATCAGCCGCACTAATTACGTTTTGCTGATATGGGTTGTAGTTTTGCATCGTCATTGCGTTATATTGCTCTGGTGTCATGCTCGACAACTCAGAGAAAACATTTGATGCCTGTTGATATTGAGGTTGACCAAAATCAGCCTTGGCAAGGTTGGTTTGAACCTGTTGCTCAAGAGGGCTTAAACCAGCAACAGTTTGGCCAGTGTACGGCTTATACTCTGCCGTACTAAGTGCAGTAGCTTTCGGCATAATTTGATTGCGAATATAATCTTCTTGCCACTTAGGAAGCTCAGACGTTTGAGCCTGATTTGTGGTTTCGTAAACCGTCTTGCTACTGCTACCCATTAGTTTAACTCCATTTCAAAATGCGTATAAATCGGCTGGAAGTTGAATTTTCCACAAAGCTTATCAAATCCCTTGCGACCATCAGCCTCTATTGCTCCGCATCCACCGTCTGTTGCCATTCTGGTGAATATTGCCAAAGCATCATCCACCCATTCATCCATTCTCGACCCACCTATAAATTCGATCTTAAAATTCGATCTTCGAGGGTGGTTGACAATCGCAGTTGTGATTATCGCCGTTAATTCATCATCTAGATAGATCATCCAAAGAAGCGATCCGCCTTCCTTTAAATCATCTATAATATCATCAAGCCCAATATTCCGTTCCGCCCGTTTCTGTCCCTTGCGAATTAAGGGTAAAGCCTGATCAATCACATCATCCACAAATTCTGGCAGAATTGGCAGTATGTTGACCACAGCCCGTTGATGCAAATGTACCACGTTATTAAGCATATGTCATTGCCTTAACCTAGTTATTGAAAGGGTGGCGGATGGAGATGCAGGAGCATAGGCCGTTGCTGCGTGAGCATCAAGGTAGGACGCGGTGCTTGTCGTTGCCCAATCCACCTCAAGATAATCACCAGCGGTCATTTGAAATATAGCCGTGCGCGAAACAACTGTAGTGTCGCCGTTGTTTTTCAAGCTTGCCACGATGGTTGATCCAGCAACGTTTGTGCCGTTAATTACTGGCCAAAATCTAAACTCAACAGAGCTTGCATTGGTTGAAGTGATTTGCGCCGAAAAACCTAAAAGGTAAGTGCCAGCTTCCGCAAATACAATTCGCGTTGGATATGTACCATCTAGTGATACACCATTTGCCATTGCTGGCGTGTCAAACTGGATCTTATAAGCCGTGTCAGCTAATGCAGCGGTTACTGATGTGGCTTTGTTTAGCAACGCATATCCATCGGCCAGAGTGATCTGCCGCCATACCCCGTCTTTAGAGACAACGGGATAGCCGTATTCGTTATCCCAAAGCATGATGCCATTTTCATTGGCAACCGACTTGTCATTTCTATATTCCAGATTATTGATAATTCTGCCTAGAAAAGAGGTGAGCGTATTTGCCCACCTTTTTAGATCCTCGCCAACAATCGGAAAGCTGCGACCACTCATCTCTTGCCACCAGCCTTAACTTCAACACGGTTATTGCCAACGCGCCAATCTGTAGATCCGCCAATGATTTTCATTTTAATCTGACGGCCAGTAAAACGCAGAGAAGTTGGCTGGGTCAAGGAATATGGCCCGTGCGTTGTTTCTGTTGCGTTTGGATATAGTCGAGTTTTAAACTCAAGCTGCACATCTCCAAGATTTGAAACATCTGGGATCAGGTTAGTCACCACGGCAAGATTGTCGCCTATGCCGATTTCAATTGGCCCAGTTTCGGCAAATACTTCTTGACCGTCATAATCCAAGCCGACCTCGTGGTCATATAGGTATCCATCCGTTGACACCATAATTGGCGCTCCGAATACCCCACCATCACTTGATGCAGTTCTTGCCAGATAGCCAGTTGTCCATGAGCCAGTTCTATAGGAATAGGTAACGTACCTGTCAACTTCCACTGAATTTTCACTGGGATAAAACCACGTTACCTCAGAAAACTTTGTGTTTGATGATGCGACAATTTTTGATTGCTGGCTTACGTTCATGTCGCCATATACATATTCAGCAACAGGACATGGAAGCGCTCTTACGCTGCCGTCAAAAATCCAAAATGAACCGCTGCCCATCCACATTGCAGATCCCTCAACTTGAATGACCGCATTTTGCGCAATCAATCCAGCGTTTGTGGCTTGGCGATCAAAACGGTAAACAAACGGAGCGCCAACGTATGACGCGAGGTGAACATCGGTATCAGTTAGGAATAAAGTTCCATTAACTACTCTGCAGGCACCGACAATGCGGCCACTTGTTTGCAGGATCTGTGAACCAGCCTGATTTGTTGTGGAAGGTGTCCAGTTTTGATTGTTTTCCTGATCACACCACTGGATCAGTCGATCATTGCCAGAAAGACCATTTGACCCGTATGCAAACATGATGCGTTCTTCTGATACAACAACACCAGCAACAGCGGTTGGCGCATTTGGAATAACGGTTGCTGCGACTGGCGCACTAACTGTTAATGGCCACTGAAACAGTCTACCGTCATCAGCCATGACACCTACAAGATCCTCGCCCCAATTATCAAGGCTCCACGTTGATGCCGTCACAACGCCTGATTGAGCGCTTTCTGGTCGAGCCGTGCCATATGAATATTCACCGTAGGCACCAATGCCATACCCAATAGCTCCTTGGGCATCAGCGCTGCCAGTTAAAAAACCCGCTGGCGTTATGTCATAAAAATCACCACCACCGCTGATTGCATATAGGTTTGTGTTTGTACCAACAGCAATCCACTTGCCACCAACAACATCACGCCACGTTTTAATTGCGCGACCCATGCCAGACATTTGATTGCTTATGCGCTTGCGCCAGCCGCCAACAGGCTGCATCACATTGTTGTAAAATCGCACCAACGACATATCGCGCCAGCGACCACCATCAGCATATTCCGTGGCACCGCGCACGGCACCGATTGGGATCTCTAGCTTAAATAATGGCATGGCGGATCATTTCTTTTTCTTAGGCTTGGCTTTTTTAGCTGATGATAAAGCCATCGCAATAGCCCGATCATGTGGAGTTCCAGATTTCATTTCTGTGGAAAAGTTTTTGCTAATTGTTTTTTTAGAGTAACCTTTTTTAAGCATTTTTAGCTCCTCATAAATTAGCTAATCGTTCCAGCCGTTTCAATATTTCCTGTAACCACAAGATTTCCAGATCCATCAACGCGCATTACATTTACGCCATTGTAAGCAAATGTCAGATTTTCCGCCCCTGCGGTAACAGTCCAGCTTTGAGTGCCGCCAGTAATTGTAATAACGGATCCAAGTGTTGGGCTTGTAAGTGTTGGGTCAACAAAGGTGCCATTAGCCGCAATAGTATCCAATTGAGTTTGAATTGATGATGTAACACCACTAACATAATTCAATTCAGCCGCAGTTGAGCTTACTGCAACACCGCCAATTTTTAACGTTGAAAGGTTTGGAGCAATAGCAACCGTGCCATCAAGCAAGTCATCAAGCAGATCTAAATCATCATTTAAGATGCCGCCCCATGTGCTGGTGCTTGCGCCAACGGTTGGCTTTTCTAATCCATATGTTGTTGTGGCTACCATTTTCTATCCTACTTGCGTCCATATTTCGCTTGGAACCGATTGTTGTTCCCATTTTTCGCGGCCAATTACGGCAATTATACACGAAATTGGAATAGTTGCACTCATTGAACGAGTATATCCGCCAATGATAGAAATCCCAGATGCCAAGTCTATTGTTAAACCGCCGCCTGTCGTAAAGTTGGCGCTTGATGACACATTGAATGTTGCTGATATTTCAGAAACACCAAACTTAGTATATCCGCCAATAATCGCCATATTAGTGTTTGCAGCGATTAAAGATGCGCCAAGCAAAATCTTAGTTCCCTCAACGCTTGATGCACTTGTTATTGCTATATCAGAATTTGCAGAAACAAGAAAAACGCCAGATCCAGAAAGTGATATGGTTAATGGTATAGCTGCGCTGCCAGTGACAGCATCACCGACAGCGTACCCGTATTCCCAATAGTCTGGTTCTACATAATATGACATATGTTACTCTGGTTTAGTCGGCCAAGTGATGTCTGTAGGCCATCCAGCTTGTGCCGTAATGTCACGCAATGCTTGGCGGTATGCAGTTTGTTCAGCAGACATGGTGCGGTCTGATGTGGCCCACCAATCTGTAGAGGCTATTAGTTGGTCACGCATACTACGCATTGACACACATAAGTGACCTATCCGATTACCCATATCTATTTCTAACTGGGCAACTTCAGCGGCAGACATTTCAATTTTGGAACCGTTTTCTGTTTTGTAGTAAACTGTCATAACTCTATCCTATGCGTTAAAGCTGTAAACACGAACAGTTCCAGCAGTATAAGTTGATGCCATATTTGATGTTAATTGAAATCTATCTGGCCTTGCAGTGGTCGCAGATAGGTAACTCCCCGCAGTATAATATCCTCCTGCTTCAAAATATGAGTTAGGGCTGCCACCTGTCGTAGCCCACTGCATACCCCATGACCAAACCGCAGTGGAATATTGCCCTGATGGTAAGCCTTGAAGTATTAAACTGGAATAACTAGCATATGCTGTATTTGTGTTTTGAGTACTTTCTTTATAATCCATTGCATCTTTGCTGCCCCCGTCATACCGCTTATAATGCCCATTGGATGACCAATATGAACTGCCCCCATCTGTAGACAATCTAATCTTTTGATTACGGTAGCCAGTATTTCCATAAACTATACCTTCAAGTATAATCATGCACATAGAGCCTGTTGCAGGGATAACCAGATTATTTACTGTTGTTGAACCCGAAGAAATAGTTGTAACACTTTCTTCAGACCAAATACCCCCACCGACACCCCCCGCACTAATAGCAGCAGCCGTAGTAGCATCAATGCTAGCCACATTGGTCAGCGCCCTTGCGTTGCTGATAACCTCTGTTCCTGATACTTGAATCGCCATCTTCGTAATCCTTTACTATTAGCGTTTCTTTAATTCTTCGATTTCGGCCTTTAGTTCTTTGACCGCTTCAATCAACACTGCAACCATATTAGCATAAGATACCGATTTAAGGCCAGTATCTGCATTTGTGCCAATAAGTTCTGGCAGCACTTTTTCAACTTCTTGAGCGATTAGACCTACAGTCTCAACGCCTGTCTCTTTCCAAGCAAACCGCACACCGCGTAGCTGAGATACTACATCCATCGCGCTTTCAAATGTGCGGATGTTATCTTTAAGCCTAATGTCAGATGTGGTGTTGAATGTCGCTGCGGTTACTACATTAAACGTCACGCTGCTAGTGGTGCTTGTAGCCTGATTGGATGTGTATGTTGTGTAACCAGCGCCATTGGTTAGCTGGTTGTTGTTGGTGATGTAGTTAGCGTTTGTTGCGCCAGTGTACCCCAAGTTTGCCAGAGATAACGAAATGTTAGCAGTGCCGTCAAACGGTACAGTGTTAATAGTGCGAGAAGTTTGTAACTTGGTTGCTGTCGCCGCGTTACCAGAGCAAGATGCAGACGTTGTTGCGTTTGTTGCGTTTGTTGCGGTTGCTGCGTTTCCAGTTGTGTTCTGGTTTCCTGTAACATTTACGCCAGCGAGGTTGATATTGATGGATCCATCAAAGCTCACTCCGCCAATTGTTCTAGCGGTCTGCAATGTGGTTGCAGTTAAAGCATTACCAGTACAAGCCGCAGCCGTAGTAGCCGTTGCAGCGTTTCCAGAGATGCTTGCAGATGATGTAATGTACGCAGATCCGTTTGTAAGCTGGTTATTGTTGGTAATTGTGTTGCTAAAAACAGTGCCAGTTAGGGCAAGTCCAGTGCCAGCGCTGTAAACCGCTGTTGAAGCGATTTGCGAAAACATAATATTGGTGGTGCCAAATGTAATTGTGCCGACTGTATTGCAAACATAAAGCTCGCCAGCGCCAGTGTTGCCGTTTAACACAAAAAATGCATCGCCCTGACCAAGTGTAGCTGGGCTGCTTGGTGCATATGAGTCAGCGTCTGTGGCGCGAGTCAGCACCCAATTTGTGCTTCCAGATCCAAGATTGGTGACTGTATATACGCCATTTTGAGTCGCATTAGCTTGGTTATAAACCAAGACACGATCTGCCAAATCAAGCGTAATGCCATCAATTGAAATTGCGGCCTGTGCGCCAGCATTTGTCAGCGTAGCGCCAACACCTGACGTTCCGTTGTCATATGTTGCAGTGAGCGCAGATGGCGTTTCAACGCGCACTGGATCATGGTAGTGAATGCCAGCGGCAGCAATCGTGTCAACGTACTGCTTGGTTGCGGCCTCGAGGTTGGATGTAGGATCTGACGGGAGAACCAACGCACCCGTCATTGTATCGCCATTTAGGGCAACATAGGCAGATGCCTCGGCCTTGTCGGTATTTAAATTAACAAAGTTACTATCGACTTCTTCATGCGTTAGCGGTGAGCCTTTGCCTGCGCGGGTGACGATGGTTGCCATATTTTACGCTTCCAATCAATCAAGAGTAATGTCAAGATTTCCAGCGCTGATGCGGAAAACGTCACCGATAGTGATATTTTTACTATCCGTTAGATTACCGTAAGCAATCAAATTACCGCCAGTTGATGCGTCAAAAACACCAATCGAGGTTACAACACCCCATGTGCCTGTTGCAGTATCCCACTCAAGCGCAGATCCGTTTGTTGCGGTGTCTCCAGAAACGGAAAGCGCCGTGCTGACGCGAGTATAACCGCCACCAGATACCTCTGTGCCGCCGCCACTGTCAGTAGGTGCAACCGTGTAAAGAGCCGTAAACCAAGCTGTAGGTCTAGTTACAGTCGTAGTTGTGAAAAGCCACTCTAAGGTTTCAGTTTCAAATGCATTTGTTAGTGACATGATTTTACCCCATTGGTTCTGAATATTTATAGCATATAATTAAGTGCAATACAAACTCAACGCTCTATTGGATCAATGGCCCTCAAGACCAAACCGTCTATCATATGAAACGTCATAGCCTGTAATGCTCGCCTTGAAGCATAGCCCATTCCAGCCGCATATGCATCAGGTGGGCAGAAAGCTCTCAAGCTCTCCCAGCGTAGTGGCCCAATGTCCTTTGCCGCATCGTGGTGGATGTGTCCTGTCATCATGTATCTATGGCGCGTTTCCGACCAATACGGGCATACATCTGACAAATACATGGTCAACCTATCAGGCTTGGCTTTATCGCCGTGGTGCGCAGAGATTAGGCATTTCCCCCACTGCCTCATATAAAGATCGTGCGGGTTTTTCTCCACATCAACTCTAACATCATCCCTGTATCGCTCTGCCAGAGAGAATGTCAGGATCAGGTGCGAGTGTTCGTCATGGTTGCCCCTGAGAACCCGTATTTGGACGCTCTGGTGCTTTGACCGCAGCGTGTCGATAATATTAGCCAAGATTGCAATGCCGCTGCTGATGATCCGCCAGTGCCTGCCATCAACGTCTAGCTTATTCTTTGACTTTGGCGTTTCAGCCCTACTATCATCTGCGTGGAAAAAATCACCACCGACCAAGAGAACGGCATGAGCGCTGTTTGGAGTTAGTGCGCACACCTTGGCAAATGCGTGTCGCATATCCTGAGTGGCAATATTAGTGTCGTAATCCTGATCCGCAGTTTCCTCGCCCCAAGCCATCATTCCATAGTGAGCGTCCATTATTGGATAGACTGTCAGCAGATCCTTGTTCACTACGTCTGGCGCGAGAATTGGATCACATTTTTTTACGTCATCGAATGCATTT